CCAGGCATCATATACTTCCAAGCCATTACTGCTGCAAATATCATTAGAAAAAATCCTAAATATGTTAATAAATATAAAACATTAATTTCTTGTGATGTTAAATTTGTAGAAATTACAGAGGGTCCTATTCCTTTTACTGCTAGTAAAACAGACAGTGAAGCACATAGTCGTATTATTTTTGATGAATGTGTAAAAGGTAAATGGGGTAAAGTACGAGATTATAAAAGACCTGATGATTTAATAGGTGAAAAAGCACTAAATTATTTAAGACAAAAAAGAGATGAATTGTTAAAAATAACAGATTTAATGGTATTGCCTGATAGATGGAATGCTATGTCAGAAGAAAAACAAAAAGAATGGACAGAGTATCGTCAGGCATTAAGAGATATGCCAAAGAATAATCCGAATGTTGTCGTGCCTTATGACGAACATCTTGAAATGTGGGTTGGGTTGGATAACGTAATATGGCCCAAGAAACCGAGTTAGAGTATGCCTTTAACAAAATTACAATTTAAACCTGGTGTAAATCAAGAAGTTACATCTTATTCTAACGAAAATGGTTGGAGAGATTGTGATAAAATACGATTTCGTTTTGGTTATCCTGAAAAATTAGGTGGTTGGGTAAAATATTCTGAAAATACTTATTTAGGTACAGCAAGACGATTACATAACTGGATAGCGTTGGATGGTTCAAACTTTTTAGGTGTTGGCACAACTTTTAAATATTATATAGAAGAAGGAACAGAGTTTAATGATGTAACACCTATTCGTAAAAGCACAACAAACTCAACAACTTTTGCTGCAACAAATGGTTCATCCGTGATAACTGTAACAGAATCTAGTCATGGTGCAGTTGAGGGTGATTTTGTAACATTTTCTAGTGCTGTTAGTTTAGGTGGATTAGTTACAGCTACTATATTAAATGCAGAGCATCAAATTACACAAGTATTAAATGGTAGTTCTTATACAATAACAGTTAGTGTAACTGCAAATTCTAGTGATACAGGTAATGGTGGTTCTGCAACCGATGCTGTGTATCAAATTAATACTGGAACAGACAGTGCTGTAGGTGGTACAGGTTGGGGTGCAGGAAACTGGGGTGGTTTCACAGGAACTGCTTTACAAACAACGATTAACGAAGGTGCAGAATATTCTAATTCAGATACTACATTAACAGTTGCTAGTGCTTCAGGAATAGTTGCTACAGATACATTGTTAATCGAAGAAGAACTTTTAACTGTAACAAATGTAAGCTCTGCTGATTTAACTGTTACAAGAGGTGTAAGTGGCACAGAGGCATCTGCTCATGCAAACGGAACAACAGTATTTTTAGCAAAAGGCAATGCAGATTCTGCACAAGATTTTACAGGTTGGGGAGATGCTGCAGCAGGTGGTTTGACTGTATCTGGTGGTCAAATTCGTTTATGGTCGCATGATAATTTTGGTGAAGATTTGTTAATGAATGTTAGAGATGGTGAAATGTTTTATTGGGATAAATCTGA